GGAGCAAAACAAGGTTGGTGTAATGATCCAACGATTGAGAACTTTGAAGTATTAAATGCAAGAGCAAGACAAAAAGAAATATTTAGTTTAGCTGATGTACGAGCAATAGAAGAAAAATGTACTGACGAGCATATTAAATTTTTATTCTTGTTTTTAATTTATGTTGGTTGCCGGATATCAGAAGCTCTGAACATGAGTTGGATAGAAAAAAATCCATTAAACGATAGACCAATGATTGATTTAGAAAAAAATAAATTTAATATTTGGATGTTCAAAACGCAAGAATGGATAACAAAACCAATACATCCTAAGATAAGAAAATACCTGGATAGAATAAATTTCAGAGAAGATAAATTATTTGAATGGAATGATTTGCATGATAGACAAAATAATCCATCTGGAATTCCTACTAGGTGGTGGACTATGTGCCAACAAGCAGGAGTTACATATAAAAATCGTCATGCTTGTAGACATACTCACGCAAGTTGGTTAGGACAAAAAAATTCACTACAAGGTTTAATGACTGCTGTTGGTTGGAAAAGTTCTAAAGTGGCACTTGGTTATGTTCATACTAATCAAGATGAAGTAGAAAAAATGATTAATGGATTGCCAGAATAAAATATTTTCTGACCATTTTGTGACCACTCTATAAAAAAAAATTAAAAAATGGCTGATTTCTAGGGTAAATTAGGTATACTTTTTTCTTGATATACTAGGTGTCATAAGGTAGTATTAAAGAAATAATGAGAAATAACAAGAAAAATTGGGAAATTTTTAACAAGGGTAGGAAAGAAAATGCAACTATTTACGACCATTTTCTGACCCACCCTGCTCTCATTACGACCACTTTTAACAATGGAGATAGTATGATGGTTGAAACTATGAACGAAGGTAGAAGTAAATATAAAGTTGATTTATTGAATGAAGTTAATCTTAACAAAAACTTTTTAAAATCTGTTGAGGGTACAGTTTATCTTATGGCTGACCATAGAACAGTAGCAGGTATGAATAAATATGAAAACAAAGTAGCAAAGCTAGAGAACAATGGTTTTACTTCTTTTGATTTTCATTATCAAAATGGTTTTTTTATTGGACATTTTAAAAGAAGGGTGGCTCAATAATGAACGAGGATATTAAAAACATAATTGATAAAATTAGAAAATTGCAGCAAAGAACAACTGATAATGGTTGCTCTCAAAATGAAGCCATGATTTCTGCACAAAAAATATCAGACTTAATGCAGACATATCGTATTAAAGAAGATCAAATAAATTTTGACACTGACGATATAAAAAGGCTTTTTTACGAATTTTCTAATGCTTTCGGAAGAAGCCACCATCCGGTTGTTTTTGCTTATGAAGGAATAGAGGCTATCTGTGGTGTTAAACTTTACTGCACAACAGATCGAATTATCGATGATAATTATAATACAAAGAAAATTTTTAAATTAGCCATCACAGGATTTGATGCCGATGTGGAACAAGCTAAATATTTAGTTTATGTTGTGCAGAAAGCAATCGATAATGAAATTGTAAAATTTAAAAAAGGTAATGTTTATAAAAACTCTGAAAGAAAAATATCACTTGTTAATGGATTTGCTCAAGCCATGTCATATCAAATTGGAGAAAGATTAAAGACAATGGCAAAAGATAATGCTTGGAAAACATATCAAGAAAAGAAAAAGCAAAATTTAGAAACCGGAAAAGATTTAGTAATTGTTAAAGGGCAATTAATTAATCAATGGTTAAAAAATAAGGGTGTCACTCTAAGGTCATCAAGATCAAGCCGGTCTAACACATCTGCAAGTGGACTAGGAAAGAATGCAGGAAATAATGTATCTCTGAACAAGGGTGTTCATGGATCAAGTAATCAACGATATATAGGTAATTAACTTAAATATTTAATATCTTTTATAACTCCTTTAGGGATGACTTGTGATCTACCAAATAAGTCATCCTCATCGTGAGTATCTTTATCAGCTAATATAACAACAAACTCATCTGTTTCTTTATACAGCCAACCAAGAGAGTCCACACTACATACAGCAGACTTATCAAGATCTTCTTTTTCAATCCAACCACCAAGAGAGTTTTCATTTGTATCAAGCCAAGTAACTAAAACTATCTTCATTTTTTCCTTAAATGTTTGTACTGTTTTCTTTGTTCGACTGTGCCACTAAAATAATCTTCGTTCCAATTGTCGTAGTAACCAATTTTTTTTAATGACGTACTAGCTTCTTCTAATTCATCAAATGATTGTATGAGTACCATTAGAAAATCGTTATGACTCTCCCATGCTGTATCTTGCAAGAAATCTATTTCTTCATCAAAATCCTCTGGATGTGATGCCATTAAATATACATCTCTTGGAACATACACATAGTTAAGTGCATGAATATAGTCGGCTAGTTCATCAGCAGTTATGGATAAATCAGAACAAGCAACGATAGAAATTTTACCTTTAAAATTATCAGCTTCTTTGATGACAGCTTCAAGGTATGTTGAGGGATCGTTGTGTTCTACAATGTTTATGTGATTGTCTAGCCTTGTTTTTTTTGCGTAAGGACAAACAGGAAAGTTGTTTAAATGTTTGTTGGGTATTTCTAAAAAGTCTTTCGACCAGGATAATATATCTTCCTTTATCGTTCTCACTTTTTCTTTATTTGTTTAGAGATATACATATTCTTTACCAACGAAGTCTTACTTCCGAATTTTTTATCAGCTTTTTTTTTGGCAGCAGAGTACCCTTTTTTATTTTTTATCTTCTTTGACTTGCCTAGACTTTTTGGTCTTGGCTTTTCCCATACCGGTTTTTTTTTCATATCTCCTCATTACTAATGGTTGTTTCCACTCTCCTATTGTGAAAGTGTTTGTTAAAACTTCTGCAATTCTTTTTAGTTCTTGGTCTACCACTTAACTTTATTTGACCAATAAGCTGCTGACATCTTACCTTTATTGATATTCTTACTATGTCTTGCTTTGAATGACCTGGAACGAGCAGTATTTTTTTTATCTCCAGACACACCTTGCTGACCAAAGCGAATAGTTTTTATTTTACTACCCTCTTTGGCAACAACAATGTGAGATTTTTTAGGATGCGATGGAGTTCTTTTAGGTTTATTAAAACCACTTACTCCTGCCCTTTTTAATCTTGGATCTGCCATTAATTAAATAGCACCAATTACTACGATTACGATTATCGCAACAATTCCTGCTTTTACCCAATCAGACATTCCCCAGTCTGACCAAGATTTTAAATGACTCCATAAGTCTTGTAATAATTTCATATTACCTCCTACTTAGTTAATTGATTTTTTTTCTCATAACTTCTTAGTGCCCCCATACCTAAAAGAGCCATAACTAAAGGCATTAAAGTACCCATATCTAACTCTGGTAAAGGTGCAGTTTCATAGTTAAATGTTGCTATGAAAAACATTAGGAACTGTTTTAAAACATATTCCCAAAATATTGCTAAAGCACATGACATTCCGATTAATGGTCTCCAACTTCTTTGAAGCATTCCAGAAATACCACCTGCTGTGCTTTTTGCATCAGCAAGGTTAATATCAGATTGTGCTTTATTTATTTGTGCCTCAATTTCTTTTAATTTAATTTTAGCATCATTTTTTTCTTCTTCTGAAGTGTGAAGGTTATCAATTATGCTACCAACATTTTTTACGATGTCTCCACCTAATAATTTTGTTAACATAAAATACCACCTACTTGCTGATAATAAATATACAGATTACAAAATTCTATTACGACTAATGCAGTAAATAGTGTTGTTATAATTATCTTCATTTTATACTCTCCAATATGTCACATAATGCAGAAACCCTGTTAGTGGCTTGATTTCGATACCACAGGCTGTTTTTTAGCTCTGCTGATGCATCAGTCCACCGACCTTCGTTTAGGTGCTCTATGGTGCGTTTAAAAGACGAAAATCCTTTTGCACCCAAAACAAAACAGCATTCAATCGCTATTTCCTGTGCTTTTGGATGTAGTTTATCAAAATCAGTTACTCTCTTCGCTGAGTTGAGTGCAATGTTAAAATCATACTCAAAAATTTTTTCTAAGTGTTTTTGATCGTAATGTTTTTCATCATCCCAGTTTTCATCAGACCTGCATAAATGCCCATAGCCAATAGTTCTTTTACCTAATGAGTCTAAATAAACTTTATTGCGATAACCTTCATGTTCTTTGATACGATCAATTAATTTTTCATGTTCCATCTTGTCTTTTCCTTGCGTAAAATTTGTAAACCTTTTTCCAGGTAAATCAT